CAACTGCTTGTACGAAGGTAGATCCACCACCTAATCTTAAATCACCTGCAGTATTTGTAGCAGTTGGAAAGAAGTCTACTGGATTTTCTTGTGAGGAAAAACGAATCAACAATGGATCTTGCACTCCATTGCCTTGTGTAGCAGACGAATTTGCGCCTAATCCATCACAACCAAACACGATAACGTGTCTGTCTTGGTCTGATACAAGAACTTGTTTTGCAATTGTAGGCACACTTGTTTCTCCAGAATATGTGCTTGTTGCACTAAGTTCTATCGCTCTGTTACCCAAACCATTTGTTTTATCCCAGTAAAATATACCACCATCTCTTGCGTTTATGATTATATCTTCACCAAAATTATCATGTGACCATAATCTTATTTGTGCACCAGGGACAGTAACACTAGCTGCATTACCCCAACCAACAAAATCATTAGCAGAATCTGCATTTCCAGTTGCTAATCTAACGAGAGTGTTATCTGCATGTGTTGCTGCATCCGTGCCACTTGCGCCTCTGGTTGATGGACCTCCACCAGTTCCTAATGTATTAGAACTTATTGTGCCAACTGTAATCAGTTCTTCTTCTATTAATATTAAATCACCTGCAGTAATCCCAGTAGCACTATCTACATCTATTGCAGTTTCACTTGCATCTAAAGCCTCTGCTAGTTGTGTTGCCAAAGCACCAGATGTTGTGCCACTCCATTGTCCAGCACCCCAACCAGTTCCACCAACTGTTACATCTAATCCGACATTTATCTGATAGGCACCTACAACACTACCACCACCATTGCCAGTATCAGACGAATTAGCCGCTATACTTGATGTGATTGTGTAAGCATTAGAACTTATAATAGATGCAATCTGAAACTCTGCGTTAAGTATTGTAGCTGTAATTGTACCACCCAAACTTGATGCACCAGAGAATGTTACAAAGTCTTTCTCGTTTGCACCATGTGCAGGATCAGTAACTGTTATTGTTGTTGATCCATTTGTTGCTGCAAAAGTTACATCGCCTGCACCTGTAGTGTTTCTAATAGGTGTAATGTCATTAAATGTCTGGCCTTCTTCTATGTAGTATTTTAAATGTGTGCCAATACCCATGAAATCAGAGCCATCAAGAGCTACCCAGTTATGCAGTCTTCTAGCACTACCTAGATACTGATTAGGACTATATTTTTCCCAACCACCAAACTTTTCTGGAAAACCAAATCTAAATCTTACTTTATCACCATCAACAAACCCACCTTCATTACTATAAGATGTAATGTCAGATACAATACCAGGTTTAAATTTTAAAGCTGTCATTGGCATTAGAACGCACTCACTGATTTAGTTCCAGTATAGGCATCTTCGTTGACGCTACCACTTCCATCATTTATGTCTTTCAAAGCAAAAGGTCTACTACTTCCATCACTTCCAGATATAGTTCCAGTTAAACTAAAAGATCCATCTGTTGAATCTCTGTTTACAGTATTAGTAGCACCAGCAGATACTGTTGCACTAAACGGATCACTACCAGATAAAGCACATGATATTGCTAAGTTATTTGTAAATATAAATCGTCTGCCTGCTGTTGGTCCTGTAACGCTTACATTTTTAATTTGATTAAACGCTCCACGACCACCTATAATTGCAACAACTGCTTTACCAGTTGCAGAATCTATAAACATTTCAATATCAAAACTACCTGAATTACCATTATTCACACCAACTAAAGCACTATTCCATTTCATAAAACGATATGTGCCACCAGCATGAGAATGAGTTGTGTTTGTACTTGGTCGTTTTGAAGTGCCTCCATCAAATGTGCTTGTTCCACCTGTTCCACCTGAAGTTGATGGGCCAGAGATACGACCACTTATTGGTGTACCATCTTCCATAAAAGCATGAGTAAAAGACATGCCAAAATCCGATCTATCTATGTTATCAAGTCCTACTCCACCAAAAAGAGTTGTAAAACCTGTAGTATAATATGTCTCATTTACGAGCATACCAGCAGTGCTACCAGTGTTTGGTTTTGTTACAGTCGTATTCCCATCGCCAAAACTAACACCACCACCAGATCCAAAAGAAGCACCAGAACCTCTAGAATCACTAACTAATGCAGTATCAAAAGTATGTGTATCTGTCTGCACCACCACTGTAGAATTATCTGCTTCACTTATTGTAGTTGTTCCAGAGTTACTTGTTGAACTTTGCGATGATGTAAATGTTTTTAATGTAGACTGCACATTACCACTACCTTTAAGTTCTAGTGTTGTACTAGAATTAATTGTTAAGGGTGATCCACTAGAATTAGTAATGTTATTACCATTTGTATCAAGTATTATTTTTTTATGTGCAGAGTTATTATCTAAACTTAAATTACCAGAGATATTATCTGATAATCTAAAAAACTGTATCGGAAGTTTAGTTTTATCTCCAGCTTTAGTATTTAAACTACCACTTGAGCTTACTTCAGTAAATCCTACGTTTGATATTAATGGTATTGCCATGTATCACCTAAAATTTAATTGATTCTACAAAAGTAAATATACTTCCATTTTGATTTATTGCTATTGCAAAAGATGCCGAATCACCAAGACTTACACCTTGTGAGTTAGATGGATAACTTAAAGTTAATGTATTAGATGAACTTGTTTTATCCACAATTATATACTGACCTATTGCTAAACTGCCTATAGCTAAAGTTAAAGCTACGTTATTACTTGATGTATCTACTTTCTGATATATTGATTGTGCAGAAGATGGTGTAAGCGTGGCTGATGAAGATGTTATAGCACTTGGCACTGATACAAGATTAGCATTAAAATATGTGGAAAAAGTAGCGGCAGTAGTCTGTCTCATTGTGCCACCATCGTTGGTTACGATACCGTCTCCATCTGCAACTGCTGTTGTTCCAGCACTTGTACCACCATCCATCAAATTTAGTTCTGCTGCCGTAGATGTCAGTTTAGTTCCACCAAAAGCTAAACTATCTAATAAATCTACAACGGCTGCACCAGATCCTGCACCATCTGCATATATCAATGCTTTTGCACCAGCAGGTACATTTACGTTAGCTCCAGATCCTTGTGTGAAGGTAGCAGTTTGACTTGTGCTATTATGTACAAAAAACATTTTATCTTGATCGTTAGGTGATATTGTAATTGTGTTTGTACCAGATGGTGACCCACCTAACACAAGAACCTTGTTACCACCTTCTGATAATGTACCATCACTAGTTGTTAAAGTATGTGTTGTGCCAGATAATGTAATAGCACCCACACCATTGATGGCTCTGTCTATTATATCTAGATTATTGTTTGTGGTATTCCCCCAAGTACCAGCTTGTTCACCAGCGCCTATCTTTTCTACCCCTAGATTTGATGTATATGTACTTGCCATGTTTACCTCACTATTTCTGTATATGTCTCTGTGCCACTAGGCGTAATCTCTGTATATGTTTCTGTACCACTTGGTGTAATCTCTGTAAATGTTTCTGTTGTGGCATCTGTTACAACATCTACAAATAGTATATCTCCAGATGTTGTTTTTGTAAAATTCAAATCTTTTGTTACAACACCTGATGCTATAATAATACCATCGCTAGTTTGTGTAAACTCTGTACTTAAAGTTGCATCTGTAAAGTTTACAATTTTTACGTCTGATACAGTTTTTGTAAAATCAAAACTAAGATCGGCATTAGCGCTACCAGTTATTAAGATACCAGCAGTAGTTTTTGTAAAGTTAGCATCTAATGTTGCAACACCTACAAGCTCTCCTACACCTACAGAACTTGCAGATGAGATACCACTCATCTCTGCTGTTGCTACTTGTAATACGCCACCTACATCAGCAAGAGCAGTTTCTGCTATGGCAGCGTGACCCAACATTAATCAGCATCCTC